TTAGCTTGCTTGTGAGGCGGATTCTGACGCCGTTTCAGTGTCAGACGATGCAGAACTATTCACTGAAGCGACTGTGGACGTTGGTGTTTGCGCTTCGTCAGCAACTTTGTTAGCTACTGCTTCGACTTGACTTTCCTCGTCACTTGTAACTGTTGGTACTGTCACTGTTTGAACGTCAGTAATAACGCCCAGCATACCAAGGATCGTTAATACTGTGTTAATAACGGCAACAATGGCTGACCAGTCACCAGTAAATTTAATGCCGAACATGGCTAAGACTTGTTGAATCAAAACGATCAGTAAGGAAATGATCCCAGCGATCAATTTACCATTCAAGCTTCCATCAGCATTCTTGAAGCTAATTTTTTTAATCATATTTTTCCTCCTAAAGGAACTTTTCTGCGATATAAACAACTAACGTGACTAGCACGCCGGAAACTAGGACACCAATAACCCAATTCTGTATTTGAGTAACCCGTCCTATCTCATGTTCGACCTCAATTGATTTGGCCAGGGCCTTGTCCGCCTTGTCGCCAATATCGTCAACTTGATTCAGCTTTTCTTCGATGTTCTCAACTTTCGTTTTGGTGGCGGCCACATCCTTTTGAATATCCATTAATAACTTAGTTGTATCGTCGTATTGTGCCATTACCGCACCACCAATCGCTGGCCAGGATAGATAGTGGTGTAAATCGTCTTGCCATTCTGACTAGATAATGTAGTCATGCTCAGGTCGTTGCGTTGCGCGATTATCCACCAGCTATCGCCAGACTTGACTGTGTAATACGTATGGCTAACCGGCTGACCAGTAACTCGCTTACCGTAGGCTTGGCCGTTGGTGACGCCTAGCTTAATGAAACCATACAGGCCATTTGAACGGGTATAGCGTGCCCATACATAATCGTGTTCAATAATAACAGCATTGTAAATTACACTCTCGCCCTTGTAATAGGTAGCCACTTGGCTAACTTTGTCGCTATCCGTGTATCGTACAGCTAGTGCCTGATTAGGATAGAACACCCCTCGCTGGTTGTATTTAACGACCTTAAAGGTGGCCTTCTTAGCTGCCTGAGCCTGCTTAACGTTGGCTTGAGCTTGTTTCTTACTAGCAGTCGTGTAGCCTGACTTGGTAATACCAGTTAGGTCAACGTTGCCATCTAATCCTTGTGGAACGCCATTCACATAGCCAGTAATCCGATACATACTCGTAAACTGGAATATAGCCACGCCGTCCATGCTAGGAAACCAGTTATAATCAGGACTAGTTCTAACCAGATAGTCCGGATATTCAGCTAGCCATAAACAGCTACCGTAGGCACGTACAATGGCACTCACATTAACATGTGCATTTAAATAATCTTTGCCACCATAAAGCGTTGGGGTATAGCCATACGACTTAATTAACTTAAATTGAGTTTTAATGGCATTAGTGTTGGCTGTCACGCTATTAGAAGCACCGTCCTCATAGTCTAGTGCGACAATACTACCCTTTGGCGTCATAATCCGTGGCAAGTAATAGGCCATCATCGCCTTGGCATTGGTCATATTGCCACCAACACCGTCCCATAAGTAGGTATGCACCCGTTTACCAGCCTGCTGAGCCGATTTAACTTGGCTGTTATACGTGGCCTGAGGGATATTAGTACCACCATAGAAGCCACCCGCCTGTGATAGTACAAACTTATCGGTGCTATAGCCGAATACACCACTATTGCTTTGAAACTTAGACCAGTCGACCCCTTGGTCACGGCTAGTTGAAGCCTGACTGTTTAAATTGACCATTAAAAAGGCCATAAAAATGGCGCCCATCATTAAGATGAGTGCCTTCAACTTGCACTTATTCAATTGCCTGCCTCCTATTGTACGCTGTTATTATCCACGGTAGATGATACCTGTGCAGCTTTGTAAGCTGTAATTGCATCGGATACTTTAGTAACCTGAGTTTGGGTAATCAGTGATTTTACTAGATAATTGCCAGCGTATACAGTTGCTAAGTCCGATGGAATCAGTCCATTGTTAACACTACTAATTAACCCTTCTGTTAAAAATTCGCTTAAATCAAAAATCATGATAAATGACCTCCTAATGATAAAATAGCTGCTTTTATTTTTGCGTAATCTGATTGCGTCAAAATTTCTGATGGATTAGGGCACCAATCAGTAGCTACGGAACCTTTTTCAATTTTCCATTTTTTAACCCATATATCAATGGTGTCACCAGATTTTATATTAAAGTAAAGCGAGGCAGCATTCCCATGACCAGAAGCCGTGTTTCCAGTGACAACCCAACGACTATAAGTCGATGACCAATTAATGGAACGAACAATATTGCTAGAATTCTCAACCTGAAATTCATTAAATGTTGTGTTAGCAAAATTACCCTTGACAAAAGCCGAAAAAGCAAAGGTTGACGGATAGGCATGGTTCAACTGCAAATTATAAGACCCAACAATACCGCTACCATTTGCAGTACCGCTTAAATGCCATGCTATATCACCATCAGAGTCTTTTTCAAATGCAAATTTCAATCCTAGATAACCATTTGGGAAGAATTGACTCGTTCCAATCCATGGATTAAATTCTGCTGTTCCATACAGTAAATTAGTTCCTACAGCACTGTTATTAACCTGCGTTTGCAAACTCTGGAATGCAGGTGCACTAATCAACCCAGCGTTATCAACAGTCCCTGTATCGCCTTTATCACCCTTGTCACCCTTAGCGATTGTGCTGGCAGCCTTATTCATTGCTTTCACAAAGTCATCAAAAGTAATTGTTGTAATAACTGAGCCATTAGTGCTCTGAATGTTATTGGTAATGGTAAAACCGGTTGACCCATCACTAGGGTAGATTGACGTCCCGGTACTATCAACCACCCATACTTCAATGGCATAGCTACCAGCTGGTAAACTAGTCATCAAGTCAGGATTAAACTTAACGGTAATTTGACCAGTCGTTGGGTCCGTTAAACTAGCTGGGTCAACTGTGGCCGATTTAAGGTAGCCACTATCATTGCCTAATTTAGCAGTAATTGAAGTTACATTAGTTAAATCAGTGGCCACATTATCATTGCCGCATACTAATGTGAAACTAGTGGTAGTATCGCCAATTTTAACCGTTTGTGGTGAAGTATCAGTAAAACTAAGCGTTTTCGCCATCTTTAGGCGCCTCCTTTTCAGCCAACTTGGCATTAAGCTGGTCAATTTGAACTTGAGCCATCGCTAATTGCTGGTCTTTAAGGGCAATTGCTTGGGCATAGTTACTCGTCAGCTTGTTAATTAAAGCTTGTGCGTCAATGTTCATATATTAAGCCTCCTTTGTAATTGTTGCTGTAGTCGTAGTATCCGTGTTAATCTCGATAATTTTGGCTTTAATCGCTTTATACAACCCTGAATACATATCGTCAGCAGTGCCGTTTACCAAAGCTTCAACATATTCTTTATTAGTTAGTTTTACATTTCCATTCAACTGAGAACCACCATCAGGGTATGAAAACGTAAAGTAAACATTAGTCCCATCACCATTTCTAACTGGCTCTGTTTTTGAAACATAATAATAATTATTGTTCATTTTTGATTTCGACCTTTCTTAATCTAATTTGCAAATCTTCAATTAGACGTGCTTGATATTTGTTTTGGCTGATTACCCTAGCAATGAAACTCATTAAGTCTGTCGGTGCTTTACCATCTCGAGTCATAAGTTCATCAGGTAAGCCATATTGCTTCGTTGTGTTGACGTCATCAATGATGACACCTTCATTAGAATTGTCAGCATTAGTGTCTTGATTATATTTGAAGGTTGCTGTATCAGCTCCAAGCAACAAACTATTCGAGTGTTCATCATCCAACAATCTTACTTGATGCTTAGTCGATAGTCTTGATGACAATGATTGGAAACCTTTAGCCCAGATGTTGATACCCGGATTGCCACTACCATGGCCGCTTTCAAAGAAAAGACTTTCATCAGAGTTGATGGTGTGAGCATGATAACCTAAGGTTATAGCGCCAAATACACCATATGATGAAGATGATGATGCGTCAATATAACCACTACCAATGGTTAACGCTGGGGCATTCGCAGTTCCCGTATTGATGCCAATGTTACCAGAAGCATTAATTGCAACCATAGTTCCACTATTTGTTGAACTAGTAGATGTAATCATATCTGCATCAATATAAATGCGGTTGCCATAGTTATTGGTGAACTTTAAGTAGCTTGCTGATAAGGTCCCTTGCACAGAATCGAACTGCTTAGGAACGCCATTGATGCTACGTGTTCCAGATGATACAGAAGTTATATATCCCTGACCGATTGTTAACTGGCCTGTATTCAAATTCCATGGATGGTAGAATTGGTCAGCAGTCTGTTGAATACCAGTATATGGCGAATTAATTAGGCCATCGGTTTGCATGTTGAGCGTTCCACCGTTGATAGTTGAACCATTAATTGTCGGCGAGGTTAATGTGCCACCAGTAAGCGTCATGTTCTTAGCTGTTATCGCACCATCTTTTTCTACCGTGAAGGTTCCGTTATTGGTTGTAAAGGTATTGGCTGAAATGTCAGCCGCTGTTAATTTCTTATTAACAAGGAGTGTGTCGATATTAGCACTAGGAATAATAACAGGGTTCTTGGTGTCAAAGTAAATCGTATTAGCGGCCAGCGTTAATTGGCCACTAGATGAAATTAAAGTGTTACCAGCTTGAATATTAATCTGGTCAATTAAATCACCTTTAGTAACTCTAAGGTTAATATCACCACTTAGCTTTGAAATTTCAGCGGTAGCACCATTAGCCACACCAAGAGCACTATTAGCTTGGCTAAACGCTTGACTAGCTGTTGAAGCCGCTTGACTTTCGGCGTTGGCTGCACTGGTAAATTTATTGTTTACGCTATTTTGCAAAGCGTTTTGAATCTTTGCTAATTCTTCATTGTAAGCATCTTGATATTTTTTATATGTTATACGATCAACATCACTAGCGTGGTCAGGGTCTGCTAGAACGCCAGCCATGAACTGGTTTAAGTTATTGTATGCCACAGTTACAGCAGTTGTATCAATCCCATCATCTTTAGCGTTCTGTACGAGAACGTTATATTGAGATGTCAAACCAGCGAATTGTGCAATGTTGTATTGCTTTTCAATGACACTCATTAAATTGGGGTCATTTAAATTGGCAACCCCACCAGAGGCCTTGTCAGCTGTATTTTGAGCCTTGATAATTTTGATGCCATCATCGGTTAAGATGACCTGTGTTGCATTAGATTCTGCCATTTAATTCACCTCCCTTCTAATCAGTTGTGCTTGTATTTAGGGTGTCAGCAGCTGTCCTACCTTTAATTGGTAGCGAATAGACCCGTTCAATCGGATTATCATTAACCCAACAGTTGAACGTTAACAGCAAAGCTGAGTTGCCTGTTGAATCATAGATTGCTTTGACCGTTTCAGGTTCCATCACGTCATCTGCAGTTTTAAAGTCCATATCAAGCATTAAGTTTAGGGCAAACTCTTGGCCACCATGCACAACATTAACGCCATACAACATGCGATTATCGTGTAAGTCAACGTCACCGGAATCCCAATAAACATATGGAAAATCAAGCGTTTGTGATTGGTACGTTTGACTAGCTTCATAGCCATAATTGAAGATGTTAAAGGCGTATTTAATGTTATAACTGCCATTCTTTAAATCAGCTAGCGTCATGATATACATGGCACCATTACCGTCACCAACCAGCACATAACCATGTTTAAAATCCATGCTTACACGCATATAGCCGTTCATGGAATAGTAGCGTTCAATTCGGCTATCATTAGATTGCATGGTTGTTCCAGCGACATAGGGGAAACGTGATACGGTTGATACACTGTGTGTATTGTCGGTATAAGTTGCTGCCCAAATATAAGGAACTCCATTGACTTCCTCAACATCAAAGCTAGCTCCGTGGCCGCCATGTTGCATAATCATTTTACTAAGCGGCTTAAAGTTGCTGTCATGTAAAACATACATCGTGTCTTTGGTTGAATCAGTATTCAATGAGCGACTAGTTAAATATTGGCCGTTACTTAATGGACACATATATTGAACAGCACTATACGACCCCACTGTATTATCTGATCGTTGAAAGTCACCCCAGTGCTTAATACTAGTGGTATCTAGTGTCACCTCAGGGTCTGATTGAATATAACCCGTTTCAATTGTGCCGTGTAAAGTACCAACAGCACTATAGGGTGCCTGTACTAAATAGCCCGTATTTGCATAGCTGGTATCAACAGTGCCGTTTTGGTTATATCGGCGCCAGATAAATCCCTTGCTATCAATATAGGCTGAGATATTAGTGCTGCCTTCCCAAGCCTGTAAGATTAACCGTTTAGTTTGACTGGGGTCAGTGAAGTTATTGCCATCAGGGGTTAATGCAACTGGTTTAACAGAACTGGCATCAGCTCTAGCCTTCTCAATAGCACTACTAATGGCGCTCTGATAACCAGTTAACCAAGCTGGAGTGGCAACTGGGACCGTGACGTATTCACCAAAGCCAACGGTATTACCATATGGATTGGCAAAAGAGACTGTCCGCTGAATCACCCGACCACTGGCATCTAGGGCTGGCGTGATTTGGTCATCCTTAAAGCGAATGGTTGCGCCTAATGGTGGGTTAAAAGTCGGTGTCACATTAACCTCATAATATGTTCTAGGATGATTGAAAAGTTGCAACATCTGTTCAGCCCACGACTTTAAACCGGCCGCATGTTCAATGCTATTAGCAGTGATAACACCCTCGTAATACAGTCCACTCTGCCAGTCCGGGTTGTACTTACGATTAGCTTCATCGTCAACAATGTAAATTTTGCCATCATTGGCAGCGGCTATGGTATTACTGTTATCACCATAAGCAATCAGCTTGGTAATTGGTGTTGAGACGGTCGTGCGTTTAATACTAGTAATGTTTTTGCCAAAGATTGCTTCGTTATAAACCTTATCGACATTCAACTGATCGACAACCTCACAGACCTTAGCTTGAACATTACCTTGTGAGTCAATTTCAACGTAGCAATCAACTTCCACGTTATAGGCCTGCAATAACGTTTGTAATAGTGTTGATGCTTTAGTTTTACCATCAATTGAGATATACGGAATCATTGAATTGGTTGTGTTAAATTTGAGTGTCCAACCAGTATCATTGAATACACTCGTAAAAGCAGCCTTGATAGCTGTACCTGAACCAGCCATAGCAACAGGATAATGATGAGCCAGCGTGAATAGACACAAATTAGTAAAGTTAGCGGTTGTGACATGCTTAGTAGCGGCCGTATTGCTCTCCTCAACACTGTAAATGTGCATCACATACCAGTGCCCCGACAAGGCATCATAATAAGCGAGATTGTTGCCAGCGACTACTTTGTCTGAATCAGGCTGGCCTTGAAGCACGTCTAGTTGGCCTTGATGATCAAACTTTTTAGACTGAGCGTTTAGGTTGATGGTGCCGGTGTAGCTGTCCTTCGTGCCCACATTGACGTCATCATCGTAGGCGGTACTAGTTGTGTCTGCATCGGCTAGTTGAATCTTAACGCTGTCGTTTGAAAATTTAGTGGCACCATCAACAGTCAGAGTACCAATCCGTTTCAAGCTTGGATTTAAAATTAAATATTGATTGGTTAAAGCCATCGGTTAACCTCCTTATTTTATTTATGTAAAAAGGCCACCCCATTGGGAAGCCTTTAAAGTGTTGCTATAATAGTTTTGGTAGGTATTTAAGTGTCATTTGAGCGTCAGCTAGGTCACCAACCATGGTTAGCCCGTTAACACCCGGCTTTAATTGCGGATAATCAGTTGACCAAACTGGCGATACCAAGCGTCCATTGACGGTTACGGTATCAGTCTCACAGTCCATGACAATCTCTTCCCCTGCATTAGCAATATAAGTGGGTTTATTAGGTTGTGGCTGGTTATGTTGCCAGACTTGTAAATCGGTGAGGGTCATATAAGGCGCCATGTATTGTACCTTGTCAATATCTTCCGTGATGGGTTGTTTGAGGAATGTTTGACCAAACCCACCTAAGGCTGACTCATATTCGTTGTTAGTATCTACCCAGCGACCACTCGCAATTAAATACCTGTTTGCATTGCGATAAGGCTGGCCGTCATAGAGACTATATTGATGCAATTCCCACGTATAAACGTTGCCAGCTTTTGTCAAGTCCATAAAGACCCAAGAACTGGTTAAACAGTCTACTTCTTCACGATTGACCACCGTTACATACTTGCTATGAACTAATGAGCTCTTATTAACAAGGTCACTGTAGTGGGTATGATACTTCCTAAAAGCACCACTTGGGCCATAGCCCCAGTAAAGTGTCTGGTGGTTGTCATCATCAAACGTACTCCCCGGCTTACACAGTTGTAGTGCCACATAGGTCTGACCACCTTGCATATGGTCACCAATTACAAACCGGCCAATCGTATTACCACTGGCATCGAGTAATGAAAATTGTGCCTTTCCCATCGCTCGGAAGTTATGAGTGCCCCAATATTTCATATGATGTAACCCAGCACGGACACGATAGTTGGGTAAAGCCTTGGTCATCCCAGTATACCGATAAGTTGGGCCTAGCCAAGTGCCATCAAGTTGATTAGTTGGCATCTTACCAAAGTCTTTGCCACCATTAACATAGGCCACTCTCATGACCGTTGTATCTGCATTAATCTCAGCACTACCCTGATAATTGTACTTACCATCGGTCTTAATACCACTAATGGCATTGGCATCGTTAGTCCACATCGCCATACTAGCAATAGGGTCATCAATCACGTGAACATCGGGTTGAACAGCATTAGCTTGGTCGTTAGGTGTTTCCGGCCCTAAACCAAATTGACCGCCATTAAGATTGAAACCAATGTATTTTAATGGTCGTTTAGGCACAACCTGAATAACTGGGGCTGTTCGTGCGGTGCCATCAACAGTAATCGTGTTTAAGCCATTATTTAAGGGCTTCTCAACCTGTGGTAAGTTCGCCCTGGGATCAGACTGCACAAAGGTAATGGTTAGTGTCATGTCATACATACCAGGGTTAATCGGGGCTGGTTCACTAATTGCGGTAATATGCCCCCAATACGTCACCTTAGGTTCAAATCCAAACACTAGTGGGTACTCTTTACCATTATCACTAGGGTTATCACTTAGTAGCAGACCACTCAAATGGTGCATCACCTGATTAAAGGCGTCTTCGTTATCAGCACAGTAGATTGAAACTGGAATACTAATCGTCCGACTGGTAAAGTCCGTGCCATTAAATTGGTTACCATACATGGCTGGTATATCAGTCACTTGTTCAGCCATAGCCGGTGCACTAGGCAATACCACGTTACCCATCTCAACCTGTAAATCGTCCCGGCTATTCAAGCCATCATATTCAAAATCATCTCGTTGTAAGGTCACGATTTAACCTCCTTATTTTAATTATGTATAAGGGCGTCCATTTAAGGACTACCCTTTGATTAGTACCCCATCATTTGTGAATACTGTAAAGTCTTCTTAGTGTAATTCTTGTTTGCATTAACTATGGAATCGTTAGAAATAACGGCTTGAACGTCACCTTGACCAGCTAATAAAGCCGCCAATAGTGAGATGACTTTATCAAGCTTCTCATTACTTTTACTGCTTTGGGTTGCAATCTGACTACCATTGTCGCCGTTTACAACTTGACTAGCCTGTGCGATTAACTGGTTAGCCCGTGATTTATTAGTCAATGGCAGTACCATTTCAGGCTTGTTATGCTCGGCAACTTCAATCAACTGGTTAGTGTTGATGATGCCACCGTTCTCGTAGCCTTCAGGCCCACTAACACGAGCAAACGCACTAGCGCCTGAGCCATATTTAGCCTTCATGTAGTGGATTCCAGCTAGCAAGTCATCATAACCATTAAGTGGATTGTTATGGCCGGGAAACTTGTAGGCATCAAATGTCGGCTGGATAGTTTGAACCAGTCCTTTAGATGGAATACCCATTCTAGCGTTAGCGTCCCAATTGTTAACCACTGACGGGTCACCATTTGACTCACGTGCAATAACTTTCATCCACGCTGACACTTGACTAGCACTGGCTTCAAAGCCGTTCTTCTTTAAGGCTTTAATAACATCTGGCTTCCAGCGTTGAACACCTGAGCCACCGGGGTTACTACTACCGCCATCACCAAACATATCAGCTAACTTGCTGATAAACTTCCAAAATCCTGAACCAACTTGCTTTTTAATCGTGCCGAGTAGTCCACTAGATTTAGATGCCTTATCCGAGCTAGTGCTATCAGATAAACCGGGAACTCGTCCGTAACCAGCAAATGACCCATAGCCGCCACCATGAACTTTACTGATACCCATACCAGAATGCTCATTTTCAGCACTATAAAATTCGCCATTGCCGGTGTATACCCCAACGTGATCGCTACCACCTGGGCCAAAGAATACCAAGTCGCCTGGTTTAGGATTGCTGACATGTTTAGAAGCTCTGTACTGTTCACCACTAGTCCGTGGGAAGTTAATCCCGAGCTTCTTTAGCGTGTACTCAACTAGTCCGGAACAGTCAAACGCACTAGGACCCTCAGCACCGTAGACATACTTGTTTGAAGCACCATACTTTTCCATCGCATTAACTAGCGTAGAACTAGAAGCACCACTGTCTAGGCTGTCACTAACGCCACCCCACAGTGTTGACCACCACGTCTTAACTTGCTTCTCAACGCCATTAAATAGGCCGTGGCCAATGTTACTCATGACACCACTAATGCCCTTAGAAGACCAGCTAAACAGGCTTTCTAACGACTTAATTGGGTGAGCAATGATGTTCTCGGCTGTCTTAAAGAACTTCTCTAATCCATTAACCTTTTTACCAACCCAGTTAGTCACGCCTGAGATGCCACTAGTGACACTGTTTAAAATATCACCAAAGAATCCAGTCCCTTTGGCGTACTTAGTAACGCCCTGCATTGCCATTACCATAGCTGTCTCACTAGCGCTCAATACTTCTGATCCAGCGGGTAGCATCATCTTAGTGTTACGGCCTTGAACAATGCCTGAGTCACCATTTGGTAGCATGACCATTTCTTTATTGCCAGTTTGTGGGCTGTCATTACCATCATTAAGCATTGCCATAGTAGGCCGTGTAATCGGGTTACGTGACCCACTAAACATACCAGTACCTTCGGCAAAATGAACATGGCTTAAATCACCGATCGTCTTCTTCTTACCACCGAACGTATGAATGACACTATCAATTGCATTAATACCACCGTTGATAAGGTCAATGACGTCATTCATGCCGTCTCTAGCAAATCCTTTTAAGTCATCCCATAAACCGCTAAAAATGTTTTTAACGCCTTTAACAAGTCCCTCCCAACCAGATTTGAAATTATTTCCAAATCTGCCAAAAGCATCCATAGTACCGTTTATCCAACCATGGAATGTCCTACTTAAACCTTTGGTTATGTTGCTAAAGAAATCATGTATTCCATTCCACAGGCTTTTCCACTTTTTGCTGAACCAACTCTTGAAACCATCCCATGCTCTAGATATTGCAGTGGTCCAGGAATTGAAAATTTTGTGAATGCCATTAAAAATATTATAAAAGAATTTCTTAACCGAGTTCCACGTGTTATTCCAGGACCTTTTAAAAGACTTCCCAAATGATGAAAAGCCTTTTGCTATGTTGCTAAAAAACTCTCTAGTGTGTTTAAATAAACCGTTCCAGATGTTTCTGAGCGATCTACCCATGTCTGACCAGTGCTTGTTCCATGCCTTCGCAAAGCTCTTCTTGAAACTATTCCACTTTTTAGACATATTGCCTAGCGCTCGACCTATCGACTTGCCGACATTTGATCCCCATTTAGCAATTCCCTTGCCAAAGTTAACTACTGATTTAAACGCCTTATTGACCCATTCTCTGAACGGCTTAATGTGCTTGTATGCCAATACTAGTCCAGCTGTCAAAGCGGCTATGGCAATCACAGCAATCCCAATCGGGTTAGCATTCATGGCTGCGTTAAACAACCATTGAGCGGCTGTAGCTATCTTTTCAGATTTAGCTAGATGGGCCATAATTCCAATGACTTTACCAATGCCACCAGCGACACCGTAAATAGTTGATACTATTCCTTTTAGTTTAGACACCGCTAAATAAACCATGATAGCTTTGCCAACATTTTCAATAGCGCCCTTATGCTTAGCTATGGCGGCAGTGGCTTTAGCCATCCCGTTCATACCATTTGAGGCATCTTTGGAATGCCCACCAATTAGCTTTACAGCCCCAGCTACAGTTGACCATGCGCCCTTAGCTAAGCTGCCAGCGATACTGGCAAAGGCGCCCCCAATCTTCTCAATTGGTCTTTCATTCTTGGCCAAGAATCTGATAACATCGCCGACATACTGGCCGGTTTTCTTACCAAGCGTTCCAACTAAGTCACTTAAAGACCTCTTAACGTTATCTAAAGCGCCCTTCTTCTTAGATACTCCATCAATAGCCTTTTCGATACCGGAAACTAATGGTTTGGCAAACGCTACTTTCAAATTGGTGTAGGTACCTTGAATGGCCGCCATTTTACCTTTAGTTGTATCGCCAAACTCTGACCATGCTTTACCACTTGTTTTAGCGGCCTTGACCATATATCCTTGCAATTGCGAGCCGGTTATCTTCCCAGCTGCCAGTTGCTTGTTAAAAGCATCTGTTGACATACCACTAGCTTTAACAATAGCCTTTTGAAGTTCAGGAACTTGGCCGAAGGTACGCTTAAATAGGCCGGATGTTACTTTAGAACTACCAGCTAGTCTAGCCATTCCTTGTGACATGGAAGCGATCTGGTCGCTTGATTTACCTGCAGCTGAGCCATAGCTAGCAATCACTTCGGTAATAGAACGGGCTTTAGTGGCACTGTTAGTCATAGCATAGAATTTCTTCTGCATGGCATCAATAGCGCCACCGGACATGTTAGCCTTAGAACGAATTTCACTAATTTGAGCCGTCATCTTATTTGCTTCACTGTTAGACAGGCCTAAATTAGTCCACTGCTTCTTAATCGTAGTCCCCGCTTCGGCTAGTTCATAACCTTGTTTGGTAACCCCTTTAATGTAGCCAATCGCACTAGATGCGGCGTTACTAATTGTGTTGCCAATAGCAGCTCCAATGGCAAAGTGTTTAGTTTCATCACTGGTTTTCTTTTCTTCATCTCGGACTAATCCTAATTTAGACTTGGCAGAATCTAGCATCTTAGTAAAGGCACTAGCGTTAGACCTATTCATGGCTGAATCTAACTCATTAGTCTCACTTTTGAGCTTAGCCATACTAGTAGCGGTCTCATTAACCCGTACTTGCTGACGTTTATAAGCGTCACTGGTAGCACCACTGGCCGTCTTAATCCGTTCCAGTTCGCTAGTTTGGGCCTTATACTGAGCTTCCATGTTAGAATAGGCCTGTTTTAAGCCACCCAATTTAGCCTTGTTAGCTTCGGCTGACCTGCCCTCTGCCTCTAACCGTTCAACATAGGACTTAGACAATGCCGTGCTTTGTTTATAGCCCTTTTGTAGGTCTGCTAAGCCTGAATTGTAATACTGTAATTTAGACTTAGCACGGTCTAGTTGACCACCCATACTGTCATATGACCGACTAGCCCTGTTAATCTGGTCAGATAGCTTTAAATAAGCTTCTTCACCGTCTTTAGTGTTTCTGTTTAAGCCTGCTTGACGGGACTTTAACTCATCAATTTTAGACTTTTGCATCTCCATTGATTTAGCTAACCCGTCTACCCTAGCTGAGGTCGCTTTTTGATAATCTCCAGCTGATTTTAAAGCCGTCTCTTGGGCTTTCCAGCCGCTAGTATTGGCTCTAACCTCGGCCGTCAACGTTTTTAGTGATTTAACAGCTTCTGCTGAATCTAGGCCAACCTTACTGGTCATCTCACGGCCAACTACTTTTTTAGCCATTCTTTTTTAACCTCCTTTTAGGCACAAGCGCTTATAAGCCATACGTTTGGTTAATGGCTTCTAGTGGGTCAACCAGTTCAGCACGGTCTTCCTTTTTACGAGCGTTTAAACTAGCCATCATATTAAAAAAGGAGCTATCATCAAATTCTTTTGGTGATAACCCCTCGGTTAATAATTGTTGAGCTAGTAAGTTGAAGTCTTCCTGTTGGTTTTTCAACTTTAGGACTTCCTTTTTAAGCTCACCGTTACGTTTGTGCCGGTTTATTTTGACGACTTAGCGTCTTCGATGGCTTTACGTTGCTTTTGTTCAGACAGTTTAATATCAGCGTCCGAAATACCATTTAACCGCATAATTAGGTAGCCGACACCTTCACCAAACCGTTCAATTGAGATGGTATCGTTAATCGTTTCCATCTGCTGATCAGTGTAGCCCATTACACGTTGCACAAAATCGGCCATATCGTCCTGCAATTCCAGGCCGTTTTTCATTGCGTCGAGTTCAGTAATCTCTTTTTCAGTGTCCTGTGACTCCAACATGCTAATTTGAACTTTGGTAGCTAATCTAATGATATTGTTGGTTGGTGTTACGTTGGCCGTCTTGTTGATTCTAAAATAGTTTTTAGCATTGATTTTCATAATTGTTTGTACCCCTTTATTTAAATTTGTATGTATTAAAAGGCCACCCAGTTAAGGGAAGCTTTTTAATTGTTGCTATTTACCAAGTCCTACACCAGGCACTACACTTGGTGAACTGGTGTAGCCACCAAACGTTTCAGCCATGAGCTTATCTAGTTTGAAGTTAGTATCATTTGATTTGGCAATCATATAAGGTTGTTGTACGCCATTTGCAGCTAAGAAAATGTTTGGCTTTAATGGTGCTAAGACGGTACCGTGTAGTGATGTTGAGTAAGAAACTTCATTGTTGGTATCGGTTGAGTTGTTAGATGCTTCTTCAACGAATTCAATGTTGTTGAAGCATTCATAAATTGAAATATTCCCATCTAGTGATTGAGATTCGGCAATCATCGCAACATGCGGCTTAGGCAATTGACGTACCCATGCGCCTGTATTGGTGTTTTGTGTGAACCCTTTTAGCATCTGATTAATCTTGAAGTCCAAATCTAAGGCAGTTAAAGTCAGTGCGGGCATAGACTTACCATAGGCTGTTCGTTTGATTTGTCCATTACCCCAGCCGGGAGTTCCGGCCGCTTCGATGGTGGCTACGTTGATTTGACTGAAGCCTTCGCCTTGATGGTCAGCAACATAAATCCCGTCAGTAGATAGACCTTTAATAGCGTCTTTAATTAAGTCGCCTTTATCGTCTAGCAAAGCAAAAGTCGCTTTGACAATGTTGTGTTTTGACATTTATAAATCTCTCCTTTAAATCATTTCATTTTTAGTTACGTAAATTGTTTTTGTCACTTGGTCGGTATCCGGGTCAGTTGTGTGATGCTGACTAGATACAATTAACCAGCCGGCTACTTTAAGGCTTTTCATTAAAGCTATCTCAGCTTCCAATGGGTTAAAATCATCTGCTAGATTGACCTTATAAAAGATTTGGATTTCAACACCCATGGCTAATCCTTTAAACGTGCTGTTTGCAAGATAGGCCGGACTTGAATCGGTCTCTTGTAATAGCATGACTGTTAAATCAGTGTTGTCTAAATCTTCTTTAGGAATTGCATTCAGGTAGACTTTATCGAGCCACGTTAAATTTAGGGCGTTAACTAGGCTAGCCACCTGTGATACTGGTAATAACACTAGTCATCGTCCCCCTTCTTATATTCATCTAGCATGGCCTTAAAGACATCATCTTGTGAGTCGCCTAAGTTCTGGTCAACGAAGTGGTCAGCCCTAATGTACTTAGTCCCATCATTTAAACGTCTGGCATTCATGTCATGGAATTTGTTAGTCCAGCCTACAATCGAGCTACCATCATGCTCGCCGTCTATGTCATTGCTGTTATAGCTTATATTGTCAGCCATGTGTCCGTACTTCTCGTCTTTATGACTTGAATAGTGTTTCTTTTTCGTGACTTCGGTTAAGTTATCAGCTAACTTCTTAGCTCCGGCTTTGGTTATCTTCTCTTGTTCAGCCTCGTTAGGGACTAGCTTGTGGACGTCTTTAAGCCAGCTTGCTAGTTGGTCGGATATATCATCGTTTGCCATCGCTAGGCCCCCTTAGTAACCTGTTTGAGTGTCAAATAATCGCAAGATAGATAATTACTAGAATCATCTATGCTGTCATTGATGACATCGTAAAGTTTACCCTTATACTGACATTTAATGCCTTCATAAACTTTAGGATTATGCCTAATGATGACCACTACTTGCTCTAATTGTTCAGCTGTGAGTTGATACGTAGACGCAATTGATCGTGTATAGGGTGCACAGTATAAACTAAACTGACTAACAAATGTCTGCTTACTAGTCCCATTAATAGGATTTTGAACAGTTTTAACAGTGCCGATCTGTATACGTTGGTTAAAGTCAACTGGAGTTAACCTATTAATCGCCATTGCCGTCCACCTCATCTTGCTTTTGGTTATACAGGCCTCGCAATTGGCCAATGATTGAATCAACAACTAAGTCGACTGGATTAACAGTGTTTGAAGTGATTGATGTCCGGTAATACCAGTATGAACCAGCTAAGGCGTAAACAGCCGTTTCAAACAAGTCATTCACACCTTCCATTTCATAGAACCCCGTAACGCCATTTTCATCCCCAATGGACTGTTTAATGTAGCTAGTGGCTGCAGACAAGTAGTCTTTTAGCAGTTTGTCGTCATCATCCCCGTCAATTCGCAAAGATGATTTCAATGTTTCTAAATCAGCTGCCACTTAAATCACATCCTTGCTTAGCCGCCCAGATTGTCACTGTACTGTGTATTTATTGGCGACATGGTTAGCTAATTACTTCCCAAGGCCCGTTGTAGCAGCGCTAGCCGCAAAGTTAGCCGGTTGGTCAGCAATTTTGCTGAACGAACCTGCAACAAAGGCATCCGTATCAGTGGCTTCAACGTCAAAACGATCAATCACACGAATCTTAGTTTGGTCTTTTTCGAAAGCACCACCACCAATATTGGTAGTCAACAATGAAGTGCTTTCTCGGTCGAACAAAGTTACCGCTTGTGACAAATCACCATAATAAAGTGGATAAGCCGTTCCTGACGTAGCTGTAACGTTAGGCAACCACTTGTCAGCTACCTCTACAATCCGCTTACCACGAATTAAATACTGATCAGGTTGTGTTGGATCTGGTTGCAATAAGTAGCGCCCCATAGCATCCTTAACCTCAGACAGCACATTGAAACCTGACGTATTTGTCATTAAGAATGACGTGGACTTAATGGCAGGATCAACGGCAGTATTAATCATCGTAATAATGTCATCGAACTTGGCTAAGTTAGGCTTTTTAGGTGCTTTGTTCATCGCCGCAATGATTTTAGTGTTGCGAGTAACAACAACCTTCTTAGCAATCCATTTAGACAGCCACTCCAAAATATTGTCAGCCGTATCCTTTAATAACGAATTAGTGGCAGTGGTAATGCCAGCATACCGATGAATCATATATTTGATAATGGATAGCTTAGGATCATCATTATCACCAATAGTAGCCGTTTCATCATCTAAATCAGCTAACGGAGTAACGTCAGTCCACTTTTCGTAAACTCGTGACCCAGTTTGAGTTGTAACAGCTTCCCGATTAACATACTGTTGTAATGAATCGTATTGGCGAACCAGCGTATTAATTGCTGTTTGAATATCTTGGGGAATAGTCAAACCGATAGCATTACCAGATGTGTCGGTAGCAGAAGTTACCAAGTTCATAACTTTCGGGTCGCCTTTAATCATGCCTTTGAAGTTCTTGATGAACTCAGCTTTGATGTCTTTTTCATTATCATCAAGCGGGGTCTTGTCATTATCATTCATATTGGCAATTTCTTGAGCCTTACGTTCTTCTTCCAATTGTTCATGTAAAGCATCACGCCGAGCAACCGCGGTGTCGCGATCTTGTTTCATTGCTTTAAATTTGTCTTGATCAAAGCTGTCATCAAGGACAGCTGCGTTTAACTTGTCGTTCAAGTCTGATACCTTTTGCCCTTGGGCAATCCAGGCATCATTCATTGTATTAATATTAGCCATTAGTTGGCCTCCTTTTGATTTTTACCAAAGGCAAATTACAAGTTTAATCCGAACAAGCCCGGAATCTTTCAATGGCAGTCTGTTGATGATGTATTTTTAATGGTCGTTGATTAATTAGTTCAAGTGCTGCTAGGATCTCATCAGTCGTTACTTGGCTAAAATTGGTCTTTTTCGGGAAGAACCAGCGTAACCGTCTATTAAAATATTCATTGGAACCTCGCTCCCATGGTGAATATGGATGGCAAAAATAAACTTTGATCTGATAATCCTGTTCTAAGGCCTGATAATTGGCAAACTCTTTACCATGATCAACAGTAATGGATTTTACTTGGGGACCGAAGGCCCCCATAAACTTGCCAAAGGCGGTGTTTAGAGCCTTAGCCGTTCTATTAGGGGCTTTGATAGCCCATAGAAGTCGGGTCTTACGTTCTACGAATGTAACCAGACATGATCGTGACTCACTTCGACTAGAAAGCACCGTATCTACTTCCCAATGACCAAAAGCTAACCGTTGATTAACAGTTGTTGGCCGTTGTTCGATGGAAGTCCCACTTGTAAATTTCCCACGATTTTCGCTCACTCGGTGCTGGCGGACATTCCGATTGGGTAGATCAGTCAATTTGAAGGGGAGCCAGCCACGATTAAGCCAATTATAAATTGACGCAGTGCTCAAGTTATAAGCGGCCGCAATGGTTTCTGGTGACCAGGTTAATCGTAAGTGATTGGTAATTAAAGTCGCTAATGCTGCCGTCAGCATCGAACGACGACCGCAATTCCGCCTTTTGCGATCTGCATCTTGCTGAGCTAATTCTGGATCATAAGGTTTAACCCGGTCCAACTCATAGCTAATCGTAGCTTTGGCGACGCCTAAGGCGTCAGCCATTACTTGGTAAGATTTATTCCCCTCATTGACCAGTTGTGCTAGTGCGCCACGTTGAAAACGTGATAAAGTAGATGTACCCAAAGTAATCACTCCCTATATTGGTTGGAATTAGCTACTACCATTGTAAGTGATTGCTTTGGGCTTTTTAATTTCTGTTCGGATTAATTATAGAATTTGCCATTAGATGCTCTATTGTTTCCAGGATTCATATCTTTATGGTTTATTTCAAGAAAACTATTAGGATTGTCAACGAATGCCGTTGCCACAAGTCGATGAACATAACATCTTCTTTTAGAATTAGGCTTGCAAAGCATAACACTGTAATAACCATTTCCATTATTAGTAGGGCTTAGAACCTTTCCCCAAGTTATTCGTCCTAGTCTATCAAAGCGGTCTAAACTTCTGATTCTGCCATATGAACTGACCTCATAAAGATTCTTGTAATCGTCAACTGTCTTCCAGTGTTCCATTAAATATGTTCCTTTCTCATTAACAAAACTATCTTCTTAATATCATCTACTGGTTTTGCGTCTGTTAACACGTTGTCTTTCCCACATCCGTAATACTTTTGCTCAAACCGAGTTTTAAGTGCGTAACACTGTCTGCATATAACAACAAGATTATTTATGTTAGCTTTATCATTTGGAAAAGCTTCTATAGGTCGTAAATGATCCACAGTCTTAGCAGGTGTGATGACGCCTTGCACTTTACAGTAAGCACATAAGTAATGGTCACGCTCTAGGACTTGTTGCCTTAGATGTGACCATTGCCTTGTCCGATAGAAGTTGTATTGCTGACGCTTATCCTCATTGCGATAACGTGTAACCGTGTTGTACTTGTGTGTGTATTGCTTGTCATTGCTACGTGCCCAACGTTGCCGACTAGCTAAGTACTCAGCTTCATGTTCATAGTGTTGCTGACAATAGTGGTCAGGGAAATCAACCATTGCATGGCAGTTAGGATAGCGGCATCTTCTTGTTCTTGGCATGTTGTGCCTCCTTATTTTTATCCAAACGAAAAGCGCCATGCTGTTTAGCACGACGCTTCATCCATTTATCTAAGTGGGCATCCATCTCCGCTTCTTGTGGCGTGACGTAGCCATATTGTGTGTTAATCATCTTTACCATGCTTGAACTCACCATCTGTGTTATTAGTGTTTAACCTGCCAGCTTTGTGATTGCCATTCATCGATACTTGGGTTCCACATTCCTAAATCTTCCCACACTGTTGGTTCATGTAACTTAGTTCCCCATAATTCCAACGGTAATGTTGTTGGGTAATCTCTGCTTAATCTAATTTGAACGCCCGGCATTGTTTCTTCTAGATGAGCTGATACGCCTTGCTTGTTAAGCTTTAGTAACTCGTTTACTGCGTCTAGTAAGTTCATTTTATATTCCCCTTTCACGTTTGCTTTATGTATCAAAAAGCTCCCGCCAATAAGCGAGAGTAGTTTGAAGATTGTCCGTTTTGACGCCGCGGACGCGTTTAATGTGCTTGGTAGGGATTTGCACCCTACATGCTGTATAACTATATCGCCGGTAGGCCTCGAACCTACATCCCATTGTGGCTTACCAATTAGCCCACAGCGATTACCAGTCTGTAATTTGGAGGATTACTTCATGCACGTCAATCACATTTTGCATACTACCAATTTAGCACGATTATAGGGGCTAGTTTTCTCACTTTTTTCCACTATAGATCATACAATCCTAATCTCTTTGCACACTCATTAACAAATGCGTTTCTTAGTTCATATGCTCGTGCCTTACCAACACTCAATAAGTTGTTATCTACTAGGCCAACCAAAGTATATCTTGGATGATTTCGAAAATACAATTCAGTAATAATAACCTCCGTATCATGTCCCACATCATCTAGACAATCGTCAATCACTTCCCGCTGATGTTTCAAAGCATTAATGCGTCGATCGTCATCAATCGTGATAATCGTGTTGAGTGCCGTTTCCGGATACTTGTATTGTGCCTTGCCACCTCCGACATTATCATCACGAGGGACAGTTGGATAACGTAATTCCTGTTCACGTTTCTCGATATACTTGTCAATCTTGGGATAGTCACGTAGAATATCTTCAACTTTTCTAATCGTCGTTCGTTTCACTACCAATTCCCCTTTCACTCAACTCCGCAATGTCAGCAATGAAGTTCTGGCCAATTTGTGCCTGTTGCCTAGTTGCCGGTGCCACGTTCATTTCTAGGTTGGCAACCGTGGCTTTCATTAGTCACCTCCACAATAGTCATTGCTGGTGTCGTCCACCAGTCGGGCATGTCATACGCTGCGTCCATGAAGTTGTCGGCTTCATCATAGGTGTCGAACGTCGCGATGACCTCGTGTGAAAACATATCTTGGCACTCATACTCAATTGTCATAACTTTCCTCCAGCAGATCACGGTTAGTGTGCACGTTGCCAATTAGCCGCATTTCATTACTGAAATAGTACCCATCTACGCCAAATTCCTTGCTAGAAACATCCTTAGCAATCCATTTACCGTATACATAATTGCCTTTTTTAACTTCAAAAGGTTTGCCAATATTCCTCTTAGTGTAAGAAATGACTGGCTGTAAAATATCGCCTTCATAAATCTCGTTGCCGTTCACGTCTTTCAGGCCGGTAAACTGCTCAACATGAATATCCAAGTCATCTTGTGTTGCGACGCCATCATCAAAATAAACTTTTCCGCGCCCATCGACCATCACGTTTTTTATATATTCTTTATATCTGTTATCCCACGCTCTAAACTTAATCATCGCCGCCATCTCCTTGCGAATAATCAGTGCCAAAGTAAGGCTGATTTAAATGTTCCATCTCAAACAAGGCAATTATAATCCCGTCTTTTGTTTTCGTGTCGTCTTCTTCTTGGCATCCGATAGCATCATTTATTAATCGCCTACGTAGCTCTTTCATTTCATCACTCATTTTCAATCCTCCTTGAACGCTTCAAACGTCCACTTGCGTTCCTCGTTAGTTGGTTCCTTGACGATTATCATGGTTAATCATCTGGAATTAAAGCAACATAGTCACCTTTAAACTTTGCATGGGAATAATCAATGCCATGCTTATCAAGATACTTTTTGATATCCGGAATTGTGTCATAAGCATCTGGCTTCTCTGGATCATCTGACCGAGTAAACATCTTGGAAAAATCATCTTCACTGTTTTCAGGTGCATGACTAATAAATTCTCGATTAGCTTTATAGTAAAATCCATTTGCATCTTTTTCTCCACGAGTACCTGTTGCATACGCAAGAAACAATCTGATTCCACATCCAGGACAACTCCAGTGGTTAAAGCCAAACTTAACGTGTGTCACTTTATCGTAACCACACTGTGGACACATAAATTCAGCCTTTACCATCTCACCATCTTTAGGCATCCATGTCGGTTTCTTGAAGTCAAACTTATACTCTGTATTAGATCCCTCAGTCGTTTCGCCTGCGTCTTCTGGAACGAATGTATGTTTTTCCTCACGACCAGTGTTTAGTTCATCATTACGACCAGTCACCAACTGATGTGACTTAAAAACTTCCTCAAAACTCAATTCACGAGTTGCTTCAACTATTACAGTCAAATCGTTATTTTCAATCTTTAATTTCATAATTGCTTTCCGTCCTCTTTGGTTGGCTTTTTGTTTGCTTCAGCGTGTTGCTTCATGCGCCGGTGCTTCCGTTTAATCGTTGAACGCTTCTTAGTGTGTTTAGGCATCTTCGTCCTCCGTGATGTAGTATTTGTTTTCGTCAATCGCGCGAATGCGTCTATCAATCCAACTGTTACTGTGCTTTAGCTCCCGAGACACCCTATTTTTACCCTGCTTGCCTTCCATGACTAATTTAATGGCATTATACTGGGTACGCGTAATCTCCTTGTAATCGCCTGATACGGCCTTAATTCCGGGCATCTTATGCAGGTTAGCTAGTTTGCTTGGTGGCACGTTATCCATGCTGCCGTATCTCGCTTCTAGCTTATGAATTACTTCCAGTTCTTTAAGCCAATTTTTGCTTGTCATAGGCTAACTTCCTTTCAAGCGCGTAAGCCGCTCTAATTTCAGCCGCAATTTTCTTGTTTGATGACATAACTTTTACTCCTTATCAACAATTGTTACTGCCATTTTTGTTTACCTCCAATAATTTTTAACATTAAGATTATCTTTGTCTCGCCTAAATTTCTCTAAGATTGGGTGAAAATACTTTTCCTCTGCTTTCTTACGAGCGTTAATGGCATCCCTTTTGTTGTCAAATCGACCAAGATAAATTGCTTTTTGCTTGAACACAATTTTAGCTGCCCATTTGGATCGACTACTATCCCATGAAACACCCGTGATTCCACTTTTATTATTCTTGTTTTTTCTTCTGGTATCTGCAATTTGATTCAGCATGGTACCATCTTTTGCATTGTTATCAATTAGTTTTTTTAAATTATCTTTTCTCAAACATCCACAGCTTTGCGTGTTTCCACTTGTCAGTGTACCTGTGTTATGCAGAACAATATTTCCACAATCACACTGACACTTCCAAAATACTATATGATCTCCGACTTTGCTCGGTTCCTCTTCAATAACCAAAAGTCGGCCGAACCTTTTACCGAGCAAATTTACTCGTCGAAGTTTTGAAGAATTTTCCCTTTGCAAACAGCCACAGCTTTTTGTATTTCCAGATTGTAGATTTCTTGTTGTTGTTTCAATTTTGTTTCCACAGACACATTGACACACCCAAGCTACATGATGGTCAATTCTGCGGTGAGCCTTTCTAATTACAGTTAATCTCCCGAACTTTTGTCCTGTTAAATCAATCATTTTTTCCCTCACAATCTTTAACGCGTCATCCACAGAACGGCAAACGCCATATAGAACTGGGTATTGGCTAATATATGATCCCCGTCAAATGTCTTGACTACGTACACTAGACAGCACCCCTGCTAATTCCTTTTCGTAATGAGCATGTATCTCATTCGTACAATTTGGGCATGGGGCAAACGTGAAACCATAACTTTCAAGCGGTTGCTGAACAACTTTACTACCATGACATAATTCACAACTCATACACTTCTGACTCCTTCCATGTTGTCAAACAGCAATTGACAGCTAGTATCCTTGGTATATAAGCGATCGATTGTTTTGCCATCATACATACTTTCTAATTGCTTACGTGTGTTGTTAGTCGTAATGATGGTTATATGTTTGACTTCATTATGATCAAAATCGCAACGCGCATTCGCCACTTGATACATCAGCGTCTGCAAATCTTTGTGCACTGGCTTGTAGAATCCTTTTTCGGTTGGTTTACCGCCTTCAGTACCAAAATCGTCTAAAACTAGAACATCAACGTTTTGCATGTCTTTTAAAACGTATAGTAACCGTTGACGTACGTCCGGTGCTTCGTATTTCTCATTTACCAGCCGTAGCAACTCAGCTGTTGAAACAAACATCGCTGTTTGGCCTACACCCATTAGCTGATACATAATTGCCAGTGCTAATGACGTTTTGCCAACACCAGGGCCGCCTGCAAGTGCTACGTTGAACTGATTAGTCTCTAATTGCCTAGCTAACTTAAATGCTTGATTACCAAGTTCTCTAGCTTTAGCTTGATTAGGCTGTTTATCAACCTGCCAATCATTAAAGCTAAATCGTAGTGGCACGCCTCCAGACCAGACTGACATGCGATAGTAATACCGTTTTCGGTTAGCAATTACGCCCGCATTCGCCCGATCAATTGTTTGATGATCCAATTCTTCTTTGGTTGGCAACTTAGTTGTATCAATTCCTCTAGCCGCTACTACTTTCTGAATCGTGGCTTGATTGAATAACTTCGTTACATTTTCCATTAGCCAAACCAGTCCTCTCGTGTTTGTGGCGCAACTTTGTTACTTTGGTTACTTTGCTGATCTCTCTTAGCCCAATTACGAATGGTAGCCAAGTAATCTTTGTAGTGTTTACCACTAGATTGAACATACACAGAGACTCGCTCAATACGATCTTGCCAGTCAGAAGGAAACTCCAATTTGAGTTTCTCCAATTGTTCATCCGTCAGTAAGACATTCTGGTATTGTCCATATTTGTGTCGTACTGGTTTGGCTTTTTTTGGCTTGGGATTATCTGGTTCTATATGCTTACCTTTACTAACCTTACCTAACCTAACCTAACCTCGGTATGACAATTGCCTACCAAGTGTCCGTCATTTGGTTGACTGTTGGTTGACGTGTGACTACCAAAAGGCAATTTGCTATAACTAGCGTCTTCGTTTAGCTCTAATTGTTTAAGCTCATTAGTATATTTCGTGGGGTGTTTACGATCTGATCGGATGTAATTATGAATATGCCAATCTTTAATCACAGTGACGCCATTCTCAAACGGAATAAGGTACTGCTTGGCTAACAAAATTTTCAAATCATCATCACTTGAACCAGTCATCCGCATAATGGATTTTGTATTGCCCACAAACCCGTCATCATCAGCATGCATATTCAAATGAAAATATAGTAGCTGAGCTGACTTAGGCATATCCATAAACAAATCAGAATCCGTGATCGTATTACTAAACATTCTCCTTTGTGCCATCTCTTAATCCTCCCTTATTTACTAGTGGGCATTCCACCCACCCGGTGTATTAGTCACTGCTGTATTTACCTTTCAAGCCAATTCGTTTTAACGTTTCTTTATCTAGTTTTATGCCATCTACTGGGACGTGGTATTTTGCACTAAATGCCACGGAGCCAATTTGCTCAATCTCGCTGTGATGGACTCGACACAATGCCATAACGTGCCGTTTGGTGTGGTCAACGTGTGTTCTGTTCAAGCCGGCTCCGATAACGTCTACATGATGGATATCAGTACGATTACCGCAGATCATGCAAACACGATGGCGGCAACACTGGAACAGGTAATACTCTTGCTCACGCGGCAATAGCTTATAGCCTTCCTTGAACGGCACGTGCCACTCAAACATGAAGTCGATGACTAGGTCGAGTAATTGGTTAGAATCGCTCACAGACGATTCTGTGGCGTCTGACAGGCTAATCTGCTTGCCAAACGTATATGACTCATACTGCAAATAAAACAAGTTTTTCAAGAAGTCTGTCGGCATACCTGACCACGTATAGATGTCACTAAGCAACGCGAAGAACAAGCGTCGCTGTTGTGGCCTAGCTTTACGTGTGTCAGCTAATTCCAAGTACGTGTAGTATTCGTCAGCAGAACCACTTACCGTCTCAACATGGTCAAGGTTAGGCTTATGGGTGAGCTTCTGAACCTGATACCACTCGCCATCTTTTTCAATTAACTTAGTCGGTAGCAGTTCCACACGATCACCTCAACTTAAAATGGCAAGTCATTGTCCGTAATATCAATTTGGCCGCCAGCTGAAGACACTGGTTGCTGGTGTGGCGCTTGATTATTTGACTGTGATTTACTCTGGTTACTTTCGCGATCCGGTAAATCAAAATCAGGGACGTTCACTCCTAGCTGTGTTTGTCCGTTGTATTCATCAACTTCAAACGTACCTGTTACCAAAACATGATTGCCTTTATGGAAATATCGCTCAATCGTTCCAGCCCGCTTGCCCCAGACAGCACATCGAAACCAGTCAGTGCCATAGTTGCCTTGATCATCCGGGTGATTCTGCCTTACTGCTAAACTAAAGTTAGCAACTTGCATATCGCTTTGCGTTTGTCGCACTTCGGGGTCCTTACCTAAGTTTCCTGAAATAGTGATTTGTCTCATGCTGATTGGTCCTCCTTGTCAACGTACGAATTTAATTTATTAGTAACCAACTCAATTAACGTGTTAGCACTACTGTGTGTCAGCTTATCAACGCTGCCAACCTTCTTGAGGTAAGCTTTAGCAACAAATTCCTTATCCTTGTTTGTCACTCCCGCCAGAGCCTCAAACAGTCTGTCTATGCGGTTCTTTTGCTGGCTATCAATAAGCGGCTCACCATCAGTTGCATTGCTGTTAGTTGTATCTGGATCTTCTTCCTGGTCAGTGATGTTAAAAAGCTGTTTGTAGAAGTACTTCTGAGCACTTGTGCAAGCTTTAGCTATCGCTTTCTCACCGTTATCTTGGCCACTTCCTGGCATTGAACCTGTCTGTGACTCTGAACCGTCTGTGATTAAGAACGTCCCCATGACGTCAACAAAGTGGTTTGAACCGCCCTTCTTGCTGGCTTTATCATATTGATTGATAATCTCGTAATTCGGGATAATTCGAATTCCAACACCTTGGATTGCGTGCTCAACCGCAGCTTTGATAGCTCCTTCGGATTGAAATTCATAGTTCTGGAAACTATTCTTACCGTCTTTATGAACCGCGCCAATTGACTTAGCAGCCTCATTAAGTTTCTGCATCAGATTAAGCTTCTCATTCATCCTTAGTTCACCTTAGCTTTCACTTTTATTTTTGGCTCAATCTTACTGATTACAATTGACTTAAACTGTTGTCCGTCGATAACACCATTAGCGACAAACTGTTTGACTTTCTTTAAATCGACACTGGGAACAATCAAAGCTTGATCAAGCTGTTCAAGGTCCTTGATGGCTTGTTCCTTATCAATCACACTTACTCGCCAATTAGATGGTCTGTCATAATGTCTATTCTCACGAGTGAAGCGATAGTTTGGCGTATCAACTTCGTCTAAATCACCAATCAGTAAGCTCCGTTTTTGTTCAAGCAAGCTAATATAAGATCGTTTGCTTAGCACTTTTTGCTTTAGATCGCCTAAATCACGTTCAGCATGAGTAATAGCTGTTTCAATTTGTTCTAATTCATCAATCTTCGTCATCAGCAAGCACCCCCATTTCAATTAGTTCCTCACGTGTTGGCTTATCATTTTCATCTTCTGGTTCTAGTGAGCGATCCATTGCTATTTCTTCTGGAAACATTATTTCAGCCCCCTATCGATCATAAGTGCGTTTAAGTCCATTGCTTTAATCATGTTGTCTCTCATCTGACGTAATTCTGGCGTTAATGCTTGTGGATCAATCGATGCAATCAGTGCAACACCATGGAAAATGCAATGCTGTTGTTCTAAATAAGGTAATGGTTTTTCCATAGCTACCGTCCTCGCTTTCTTAGCACTTGCAAACGAGACTGCTTTGGAATAGAATAGATGTTGGTGCTGAACAATTTTTCCATTAGTCCATCGTTAGCCAATACTAGCGATGGCTTTTTTTGTGCTCGTTTCCACTCATGGAGTGGTAAAATTAATACTTTTTGCATGATCATTCCTCCTAATACATTGGTGGCAATGTGAACGTCCAGTTCTCATCAGGATTTCCATCTGGATCGCAATTTCCATCTGGATCGCAAACACTAATATCGTGTTCTTGCAATTCGCCAATAAATTCTTCTGAATAGCCAAAACATGGGTGCCGCTTAATGATCCCGTCTGTATCGTAAGTGATAGCATTAATCAGCTCACGTTCATCTGCACGAATCGCGTTATACTTACGTGCTCTTAACGCGTGCTCGATGTCTTCTCCATACATATCGTTTCCTCCTAAATTCCAAACCAGTTTCTAATCTCACGACGCTTGTACCATACGGATGTCAACGCCCAAGTTAATACCGCTACTTCTACCATGGCAATTCCTCCTTATGATTTGAATCATCATCTACCCGCCTAGGTTTTAATTACTCAAATTTTGATGATTCAATAACCATTTTTCGACTGCTGGGGCGTACCATTTTCCGTCTTCTTCGGGCTTTGGGAATCCTTCTTTGTCGCGATAGTGCTTGTCGAATGTATCAACTTTGATTCCAAACTCAGAGTAGAAATCTTTACGTCCAATCATTTTATGATCAACAGCTTGCTGACTACGCCCATCCGCGATTCCTTGTTCATATGCTTGCGTGAAAAGCTTCGACAAAGCACTTATTAAACTGTCCATCCTGGTCACTCCTTTCGGTGTATAATTTTGTTAGTTCAATTAATCGAGGTGAAATAAAATGATTTCATTCCTGCCTATCTGGCTATCATCAATATCGACACTACTAGCAATATATGCAGCCGTGATAACGTGGAAAGAAAGACACAGAAAAATTGAATTATCTTATAATTGGGCCTACAAAATCAGTAATCAATTTAACGTTTCTTTCAATTTTTTTAACCCCTCGACCCACAATGTCTCTATCAGCAAGATCACCATTATGAATGATGGAAGCAGCTATTCAAGCTGTCGAGAGCCAATCTTACTTTTAGGTGAAAAGTCCAACGGAGTATTTTCCACTCGTTTTCCGTTAAACATATCCCCTAGTACTGGAATTGACGCAGTTTGTGCTTTTCAATTCTTAGCTAATTCAATGAAACTAGGAAAATATACAATTATATTTCGCGTTAATAATACGGACATTATTCAAATTATCGACATTAGTCGGAATAAATTGACCGACCAGCAATTTGTTAACAGATTTCAAGACAAAATTTAATAATGCCGACTATGCAAACAAATTAATTACAGCTAGTATCAACGAAGTAATAGAACAAACTAAGGCTAATACCACAATAAAGCTGTCAATTTTCTCTTTCATGTTCCAATCCTCCTATGTTGGCTTAGTTGTATACTTGGCTTATTCCAATTTGATTAGTCTCAATTTACTGCGTTACTATCATGAATGGCTGAACACATAGTACTTATAATATCTTTAGAATTAATTTCAGCTTTACCGTTGACCCCTGTGTTACTTGCGATAACACTGAGGTCTTTTTCAATTGCCCATAATACGTGTACTAGTTGCTTTAGTGTTTTTGTCATACTGCTTCGCCTCCTATGCTGGCTGTTCAACTAATGGCATGATTCCCTTTGACTTTAAAAAGTCGTATAAGAACTTTTGCCCCGCCTGCGTCCACTTCATCGTGTTACGTACCTGCTTGATACCATCGCTGTTCGTATACTCGTATGGTTCAACGTGCGTATAGCCTTCGTCTTGATACTTCGCGTACAATAGCCACGTTTTGCCTTGCTTGTATTGAATGCCTAAACCATGTAGCAACTTGTTAAACTCACGTGTCGAGTAACCGTAGTTCTTAGCAATCATTGAGATTGTTTCCAGTCCCTTGTTAGCTAACATGCTATCGGTGTAATCTGCCTTGGGCTTCAACTCCCGGATAACTAAGTCCTTTTGCTTGAGCTGGCTGCCTGCCTTCAATAGCAAGTCGCCTAACGCGTCCTTGTCGTGCGTAATGTCGTAGGCTGTCTGGTCAGTCATGTAAACGCCATTCTTGCGGATGGATGGGAGCACATCGTTTGTTACCCAGTGGCGAAACACCGTTGCCTTATGGCGAATATCTGCATTCTTTCCTTGCCGGCTAGCGTCAAAAATTAGATCGTACACACCGGATTCATTAATCACTGTCATTGAGCGGCTTTGACCTGAGGTCGTAAGTTGCGACCCCAGCTTATCCTTATCGTTAACATGCTTTGATAAGGCATCTTTAGTATTTTTATAGCCCAGTAAGGTAGCTACATCTTTACCAACAAAGTATGGCTCATTGCCAATTAGTACCGTACGTACTTGATTACCTTCGAAATTAAATGGTGTAATTTGATTCATGTGGATCATTCCTTTCTAGTAAGTGTTTGTTAGTTTCCTTTAATCGCAATTTACGAATAAACTCGTTTCTGTTTCCAAAAAATAACATATCTTTAGGAAGCTGATATAGCTGGGATAACTTGCTAGCCTCGGTTATCGAAATATTGGAGCTATCCTTTTCTAATGCAGCTAACGTTTGATAATGCATGTCCAACATTTTTGCGGCTTCTTTTTGAGAATATCCACTATTTTTTCTAGCAGCTTCCAAAGTAATGAAAACATCTAGTTTTTTCTCTTTAACAATCATCTTGTTTCCTCCTTCCTTAGTACATGTATTACTATAAACGAGTTTATTCGTTTTATCAACGAGTAAACTCGTTTATTTTGATAATAAATTCGTTTTTTTTATTTGCTTTTAACGAATAAACTCGTTATAATATAGGTACGGTTAGGAGGAAAAAAACAATGCCTAGAAATAAATTAAGCCCGCTTGATATAAAAATAAGAACTGAAATATCTAACAATTTAAAAAAATATAGCCACGGGATTACCCAAGTAAGTCTATCAGAAAAAACAGGAATACCCGTTTCAACATTATCAGGTTACTTTGCTAAACGTTCAACTCCAAATGCCGGCTCTCTACAAAAAATTGCAGAAGCTCTTGGCGTTAATAAATCTGATTTAGATCCACGGTTTGCAGATGATGAATTTTTTTCAAAGAAAGATATTCCTAACATCGTTTCAATCTATGAGCGTCTCACCCCAACACGCCAACAAAAAGTCTACAACTACGCTGACAATCAACTGAAAGAACAAAATAATGCCATTGTACGTATGCCACGAACGCAAATTAAGCTGCTCGGTGCTGTATCTGCCGGTACTGGTGAGGAGTTACAAGATGATACAACCGAAGTTGATTACACGGGCACTGTGCCTGAATATGACTACGCCCTACAAGTCAATGGTGATTCTATGGAGCCACTGTTTACTGACCAGCAAATTATATTTGTTAAGTATTCAGAGGAAGCATTTAATGGTCAAATCGTTATAGCCTATGTTGATGGTAAGGCTTACGTTAAGAAGTATCATTTCAATGGAGCTAAGTGTGAACTGGTTAGCTTAAACAGCAAATACGACCCAATTGATGTTAGTGGCAACGAAAACTTTAAGATAAAGGGTGTGGTTGTACTTTAAGTCCCCTATGTGGGGCTTTGCTTATGCACCAAAAAGAACACACGTTCTACATATTTAGCGGTATTATACTTACATAAGACCAGATACGGATGTCGGTAAAAGCTAGAAAATTGGAGGAATTAACAATGCTATGTTCTGTTTGCGAATCAAATAAAGCTAACCAATTCACGGGTGCGTTGCTAAAAAGCGACGATGTTATTTGCTATTCTTGTATTAAAAAATTAGGAATTTCTGCATTAAATTATTCATACAAAAAAATTTTCCGCAATTACACAGCTGAAGATTTAAAAAAACTAATTCAGCACAACGCTAAACTTAATTATAAAAATGAATTATCTAAATTATCATTTCGAAAAAAAGAACAGAAAAGTAATTATCTAAATACAAAACAAGTATTTTTAGATCATAAATCCCGTATTTCTGGAAAAATGCATGCAGATTTCGTTGATAAAAAAGTTCTCTTTGAAAAGAGTTTAACCACTCCTTCACTAATTATTAACTTTGATGACGTAATATCATATACTCCAACCGTATATGGACACAGCGTTAGCAAGCATCATAGAGGTGCACGTGGCATTACAGGGGGATTAATTGCCGGACCAATCGGTGCTATTGTTGGTGCCTCAACAGGCGGTAAGGACTATGATGCAATTAATGATGTACACATTACGATTAATTTTAAAGATGGAAGTTCTAGGGTCTTAAAATACGTTACTACCGAGTACAAGTCAGATAGTCTAATACTAAAATCGTTGATTAAAGATTACCATGATGGTATTTCTATTCTTGACGCCATTATTGCGGAGAACAGTCAAGCTGTAATTAATGTAGCTGATGCTCACAATTCTCAGCCAATTAATACCGACGAATTATCCAAGCTCAAAAGCCTTCTTGATGATGGCATCATTACCCAAGAAGAGTTTGAAGCCAAGAAAAAGCAAATTCTTGGTATATAGTAATCCAACCCTCGCCCACTACAGCCTAGCGGGCAACATGCGAGCGTAGTTCAACGGTAGAACATGTCCACTCCAAAATAGAGTCCCCCGCTCTTATCAACTACTATGCAGGTTCGACTCCTGCCGCTCGCGTTGACCAAATACTGATGTCATTAAAAGCTGACTTGTTTGGGGGTGATTAATATGACATATTTTGATCCTGACGAAATACTTCAAACAAAAGAAGAAGCTTTAGATTACATGGAAGTGCATGGCATTATGACAGATGCCACCTTTCCAAAGCTTAATGATACGGGAAACACTGATAAACACATGGCTCCTGTTTACAAATATCTTAGAGAAAATGGTATGTATATACTTCACACTGGTTTCTATGATAGAACATTTAATTTTGGTGCAATATACTTTATGTTTGATGCAAATCGCTTTGATTATCAAACTGCACCAGCTGAAGTTAAGAAGATTTTGAAAATTTGGTCAAAGTTTCAATCTAATTAAACTAAAAAGCACATCTCCACCGGTCAAAGTTTGAGATGTGCTTATTAAGGAAGTGATAGTGATGAACAGTAAAGATCCAAAACCAGTACGCATTGGTAATAAACCATTACACGAAAATCGATCAATACGAAAGCCAAATACTTCTAAAGCAAAACCTAATCCCGGTTCCTCAAAGCCGGCCAAGAAGTAGCAAAAGTTAGTATAAAATGACATAGCTTTTTAGTCTGTTTTTGTAATCAATAATTATTGAATTTTTATCATCATTTTGATACTCGTCACGAGCCTCAGCAATAGTGAATACTCGTTCATCTTGTCCATAGAGTTCAACTTGCTGATTGCCTTGATCATCTACATTTCTAACATATCCAGATGAAATGTAGTTATCATTAAAGTCAAATATGATAAGAAACTGTTCTTTTTCACCATCTGGGATCTGAGACAGTACGTGTTCCATAGCCCCTTGATTGTCATACAAGTTCATGTTTAATTCATCAGCAATTTTAGGTGCAAACTTGTTGTAACAAATAAAAATCACAAAGTAAATGGCAGTGACCACTATCGACACTAGCATCAATGTACCTAAATTATCGTTCCATTTAAAATATGGCAGTAGCCAATATTTAGTTGCGATTGAGGAAAATGCCGAGTTAATCAACGATAAGAATATTAGTGTCAATTGCCGATCGGTCTCGCTGTAAAAATTAAAAAGTCCAAATGGCCTTAAAAGAATGTAAGATACGAAGCCTGGAACTAAATAGACTAATTTGTCCATAGTCATGTATCTCCTAACTAATTGTTTAGTATTAGTATACAGTGAACAAGCGTTTGCTACAAATAAAAAAAGCACATCCCCTCCCGCCAAGAAGTAAGATGTGCTGCCAATAAAAGCCAGTGGATTGCTCCACTCTTTTTACATACATAATATTATCACAACTAAGGAGGTGATGCCTGCAAGTCCTTAAAATTCTACCCGCCTAGGTGAAATTTAAGGAGGAAATATAAATGGCAAGTATTAATAAGCGTGGTAAAAAATGGAATGCGCGTGTTTCATATTACGATGATTTAGGGAATCGTAAATTTATCAATCAAGGTGGTTTTCGAACTAAGCGTGAAGCCCAAGAATGGGCTAACCAAAATGAAGTTGATGTTAGCAATGGTATAAATCCAAGATTAGGTAAGCAACTATTTACGGATTACTTTTTAAAATGGTATCAGACTTATAAGGAGCCAATTTTAGCAAAGTCAAGTCGCTTACGTTATCAGTATACACTTGGAATTGTTAATAATTATTTTGCGGGCAAACGGTTAGATGAAATAACACGCACCGATTATCAGAAGTTTCTAAACGATTATGCTAATCCTGTAGGTCGAAGCCCTCGTTCGCTTAGCAGCTCCGAAAAAGTTAACGTGCAAATTAAGTCAGCCGTCCAATATGCTATCGATGATGGCATTATTAAGCGCAATTTTACAGCGCACACTAAAATTAGCGGGCGCCCAGAAAAGCCTAAAGAAATGAAATATTTAGACGGTAAAGATGCGGAAAAGCTGACTCGCGCGCTTGAATCAGACTTAACATTTGCTCATTTAACTAAGCTGATGGCGTTGGTTAGTTTGCAAACTGGTGCTCGTTACAGCGAAGTTGCCGGTCTAACATGGGATTGTTTCTCTTTTGATTTCAAAACTCTGAGAATCAATAAGACCTGGGATACATTACAACGAAATGGATTCGCTGATACCAAAAACGAACAGTCCAAGCGGCTAATAAAAATTACTGATCACTTAGCTGATATTTTAAAAAGTTTTCACGCTCTGCAGATTATAAAGTTAGAAGAACTAGGAATTGATAATCCACTTGATTTGATATTTATTAATCAGTATGGACGTGTACCGGACAACACAAGCGCCAATCAGACGCTTCACAGAGTTTTAAAACGTATTGGGTCTAAAGATATTACCTTTCACGGACTACGCCATACACACGCCTCATATTTGATTTACAAAGGTGTCTCAATTTACTATATCTCTGAACGATTGGGTCACTCTAATTATTCTACAACCATCCGTGTTTACTCGCACCTTTTACGAGAAATGGAAAAAAAGGAGACGGGCAAAGCCCTTGTGGCTCTAAGTTCGATGGACGGTTTGGTGCACAAGTCGGTGCACAAATCTTACAAAAACGCCTAATGTGCACCAAAATGTGCACCAAAATATCCTTTTATACCGTTTTTAAGCGTTTTACAAAAAACAAAAACCGCTTCATACCAACGTTTTAAGTTGATACGAAGCGGTTAGTTTGATATAAATATGACCCCACCCGGACTCGAACCGGGATCAACCGCTTAGGAGGCGGGTGCCCTATCCAGTTGTGCTATGAGGCCATTAACAATCCGTAAAATATCATCTCACGGATTGTGCATTTTGGCAA